GATTTACGGCACTTTCAGCTTCGGTATTAATGCTGACTCCGGCATTAATAGCATCCTCGGCTGGCCTTGTAGCAATAGCCGCCTCGGCAGCAGTTGGAGCAGGTGGGCTTACTATATTTGGTGGAGCGATGGTTGTTGCGAGTGGAGGGACTGTTATATTAGCAGGAACACTAAAACTTGTGAACTCTAATATGAAAACAATTGCCAGTAATGCAAAAAGTGCAGGCAAGTCTTTAAAGGGTATGCAAAGCTCAGTAAAGGTAACAAGTGCAGGGCTGGATGCTATTGGAAGCAAGGCGAAATCAGCGATGAACAAATTAGCAAATGCCTTCTCGAATACTGCCAGTAAAGCAAAGAGTTCTGGAAAAAAAGTCGGAACAGGATTTACCCAGGGGATGCAATCGGATTTAAATAAAGCTCCAACTATTGCATCTTCTGCAGTATCAAAAGTAAATGCAAAACTTCATTCAGGACGTGCAGGAGCACATGCAGCAGGAGCTTATATCAGTCAGGGATTTGCCTCTGGAATGCGTTCCTGCCTTGGACAGATTGAAGCGGCTGCATCCAGAATGGTAGCGGCTGCGGATAAAGCAATCCGGGCAAAAGCAAAGATTCATTCTCCTTCTCGTGTAACAAAAAAAGATGGAAAATACATGGGAACCGGTCTGGCAAAAGGAATGCTCAGTACAACAGGAAAGGTAAAGAAAGCAAGTGGAAAACTTGTAAAAGCTGCCTCAACAAAGAAAAAAACGAGCATATATGCAAAGACATTAAAGAAAAAGACCTCATCCGTAATTAAAGCTGGCTTAAAAGGGGTAAAGAAGAAAACAAAAAAACTTCTTGGCTCATCAAAGACTACTTTATTATCAGCGAAGAAAAATCGTAACTATGAGGATACAGCTAAAAACGCTCTTGATAAATATAAGACTGCAGTAAATAAAAAAGTTTCTTCTACAACAAAAAGCTTAAAGAAGAAAGTAGATGCGGTAACGAAATCTTATCAGAAAAAGTATAAGAAAAATGCGAAGTTAAAAAAGGCATATACAAATGCAGGGAAGAACTTAAAAGAGACTATTACAAAAAAGATAAAAGCACAAGGCAATGCAGCGATTAAGGCGGTAGATAAGACTCTCACAGCCTTAGGAAAGAAATATCAGGAGAAATACGATGCAATAGTAAGTGACCGTTCTAATTTTCTCTCAAAGATGTCTGACTATGGAGACCTCTTTACCTCGGATGATTATGGATTTGTTTCTTTAGTGAATTTTAAATCCCAAACGAGTCAGATCAGTAAATTGGCAAGCAACATGGAACACTTAAAGAAGGTTCTTCCATATGACATGATGAAGGATATTCAAAATCTTGATACAGCACAGGGACTTAAGTATACGAATGAACTACTTAAGAAAGGTGATGCTTGGCTAAAACAATATGGAAAAGATTATACAAATTTTATATCAACAGCAAAGAAAAATGCAAATATGTATTATCAGCCATATATCGCGAAACTTGATACGGATTATGTCAATGCAGTAACAAAAGCCATCACTGATTTGAAGAAACAAATGAATACAATAGGCAATCAGGCAACGAAGGGACTGGTGAAAGGAGTCTCTAATAAGAAAAACACAAAAAAAGTAACAAAGGCTTCTAGTAAGTTAGCCTCAATAGTACCTAAAACAACAAAGAAAAAACTGAAAGTGCATTCTCCTTCAAAGGTGATGGACAAAATTGGATATTATGCGGGCATCGGTTTCATAAATCGTCTGGAAGCAATGAAGAAAAACGTACAGTCTGCAATGCAGCAGATTATTGATGTGCCAGCACAGATGGCACCGGCTTTTACTGGAAATTTCAATGGAGAACTTTCTTCAAACTATGACTATTACACAAAAGCAGAATATACTGTTGTTGTTCCTCTTGAAGTCAATAGTAAAGAATTTGCCAGGGCAACTGCCGAAGACATGATGGTGGAGCAAAATAAATTACAGCGCAGGAATAACAGAAAGAACGGAAAAGTATAGGAGGGCAGATATGTTATATAAATTCATAGATACAACACAATATCAGGACGATATAGCATTGCCCTCTGAGGCAATGAACTTCAATGGGGTTTTCCTTGAAAATGAAGTAGAAGGCTACCGGACCTTATATGTTTCTGGGAGAGAGTCCCTTGCTCCGGAATTAGATTTTTACGATTCTGGAGCAAGACATGGAAAAAAGTTAAAAAGTCGAATGTTTCCGGAAAGAGTCATCACGGTAGGGTATCAGTTGATAAGTCCTACTCCTATTGATTTTCGTTTAGCTTACAATAAAATGACACAGATACTAAATGTATCTTCGGCTAAAATGATATTTTCTGATGAACCAGATAAGTATTTCACAGGAACACTTACCAGTATGGGTGAGGTTGAACCCGGCAAGCTTTGTATAACAGGCGAGTTAGAATTCACTTGCCCGGATCCGTTTAAGTATTCCGTAGAAGAAAAAATCTATAGGATATCGGGATTAAGCAAGATTTACTACGAAGGAACACAAGACTGTTGCCCGGAATTCAAGTGGAACATAAAAGGAAATACCGGCTATGTTGCTGCTTATAAAGAGGACGCGAATACGATTCTGCAGATTGGCAATCCATCTGAAACACAAAGCACAAGCAACACATTTTTAGCAGGAGATGTTGTTGTGGCCAGATGTGAGGATGCTTCTATTTTTGTAAATAATCGAAAGAAAGACAACTTGGGAGCAATCGGAAACGAGTGGGAAGCTTTCTATTTAAAACCAGGAGAAAATCAGATTGGAGTAATTGCTTCGGACTGGGCAAGTCCGCCAGAGGTGACGATGAGCATTCGGGAGGTATGGCTATGATACTTTATTTTACGGATAGAGACTTAAACATAATCGGTAAAGCATCGACTGGTCTTCCTGGGGGATACGGCATCATAAATGACAGCAAAGTAGAAGATATTGAAACTATGGCCGTGTCATTTGAGTGTGATGTCTTGTATGAAGAAACCCCGCAGGAAGTAGAAGGTTATACAATGCCAGGCAACTATGTTTTGAGAAAATGCAAAGGGGATAAAGACATCTTATTTCAGATTGTCGAAGCAGAAAAAGATGATGATGCAGGGACATGGCATATTTATTGTGAAGATGTCGGAATGGAGCTGCTTAATGAAGTTGCTCTTAAAACCAGCAATGCAAAAAACTTAACTGCTACTCAGGCAGTTCAGAATACGATTGCCGGCAGTGGATACGAGATTGGAATCAATAAAATAACAGGAAGTACAACAAAACTGTGCGAGTTCGCTGAGCAGACACGCTCGGAACGTCTAAAAGACATTGCGGAGCTGTTCGAAATAGAACTTGATTATCGTTTTACCTTAAGTGCAGACGGCCACACAGTAGAGCATAAGTACATAGATATTTATAAAAAGCGTGGCAATGATAATGGAGTGTTTCTCCGAAAAGGAAGAGACATAGATAATATCACAATCACAAAATCTATTGAGAACCTTGCCACATCCCTGTATGTCTACGGTGACACAGATGCTTCTGGCGTCCCTGTAACATTAAAAGGTTATAAATATGATGATGGAGATTTTGTTGTAGCAGCGCAAACATTTGACGATAGAGACGGAGATGGAAAAGCAGATACAGGATACTGCCTGCAGTCGAGAAAGGCTCTTGAAAAATGGGGACGGAGCGTCAATGGGACAAAGAGACATATCACAAAGATTTATAATCTTAACACAGTTAATCAGAAGGCTCTTTTTGAGGGAGCTTTAAAAGAACTGAAAACGATGTGTGATATAGCTGTCAATTATGAATGCAGCATCACGAACACTACCCAGGAAGTGTCTTTAGGAGATACAGTAAATGTTGTAGACGAAAAAAGTAAGCTGTTTTTATCCGCAAGGGTTTTAAAAATAGAGACCTCAGAGGTTGATAAAACAAAGACGTTGACATTAGGGGATTATCTGATAAAACAAAGCGGCATCTCTGAGCAGACAAGGCAGAATATAACACAGATTATCACAACGGTTATAGGAAGCAGAGTCCAGGAGATGACAGCAGAAGACGTAAGGAGAATATGCACATGAGTTTGTTAGGTGAAGAAGGATTAAATGAAGTATGGGAAAGAATGAAAGCTAAAATTTTAGAAGAAAATCAAAAGTATAGATTAAATCTGGAAGATGGAGCGTATTCGCTAAAAATCTTTCGGCAAATGAATATCTGTATCATTCACATAGTAGCACTCAGTGAACTTAAGGAAAGATCTATTGCACTACCCGAAGGATTTTGGCCAGAAGATAACATAAATAATGAGTTTATTGCAGCAACATCTGGGAAAATTACGGTGAAAAATTTATCAGCACAACAGACATATTCATTAACATATTTTACTTCAAATCTTCTCCCAGATGAAAAATATAAAGTGTAGGAGAACGAAATGGTTACGATAGATAATGACTTAAGAACAATCAATATTCCATCAGACCTCCAATTTCTTGGTGTAGCTGGGGATAAAGATGTTAATCAAATTGAATTTGAAATGCCAGTTCGATATAAAGAAATCGACTTATCTTCTTATAATGTAAAAATTAAATACAGAAATATAGAACGTGGCAAACTTCGATATATAGAAGGAGAGTATACTCCGATAGATAAGATAGTTACCACGAATTTAATTAATTTCTCATGGATCATTGGGGAAAATGTTTGCAAATATCAGGGGATAACGGAATTTTCGATATGCCTATCGGATGGAAGAACGAAAGAGTTTAATACGAGATGGGTAGCGTTACCTGTCTTAAAGAAACAATTATCTCCAATACGATATATTAATGACAGTGAGAATTTAAAATTGGACATAGAAGGTCTGACTTTTACTGTGGAAAACGAAAATCTTATTGTGAGTAAGAAAGGTAGATGAGGATGGAAACAACGATTAACAAGTGGACGGACCCAGATGGTAATAAGTATTATTTTAAAGACGAAGTTGCGCGGGCGCAAAACAGAGAGACAATCAAAGATGTAGACATAGAACGCAAGCGCATCGATAATCTTGTTAAGGACACTACCGATAATGTTGTAGAATATAAAGCCGATAATTTTTTAATGTCATGTAAAAGTGATGCGCAGGCATCTACTGCAGAGACAACTTTAAATGTTTTTAAAAACATTAGTTCTAAATCTGAAAATTTAGGAAATTTCATAACAATTTCCAGCAATTCGAAGATTCAGATTAAAAAAAGTGGGTTGTATTCATTTGATTGTAAAGTTCAAGTTACCGGTGTAAATGCGTCTACGGGTAGACAATATGCAAGGTTAAAAATTAATGATGTACAAAAAAACGAATACATGATTAGTTTAGTAGGAGAGACTGACGAAGAATTTGCAAATTTTATTGTTAGCTTAAATGAGGGTGATACGATTTCTTTCACTGGAGAATCCGATTTTAATGATACGTGGATAACACTTTATACAACTATACACATATTAGATTATGACGGAAAAGTAAAAATTCCAGATATTACAAAAG